GGAGAAGGTTCCGACTATGCGAAGCAATCAGATGACTGGCCGAGTTGGTCGGTTCATACCAGACACGCAGGATATTATGCGAGGCATCAACGGAAGGAGACTGTAATGGCTTCTGACAACATACCTGAAAACGTAGCGAATCCATCCCTGTACAAAAAAGCCAAGGCAAAAGCTAAGGCCAAATTCGATGTGTATCCGTCCGCTTATGCAAATGGCTGGATGGTGCAGGAGTACAAGCGGATGGGTGGCAAATACAAAGGCAAAACGGGTGGCGAAGTGACGCTAGACCCTGAAAAAAGCGATCTCGACAACGACGGCAAGCTTAGCGGCTACGAGCGCAAGCGCGGCACCGCAATTGCCAAGAGCATGGCCAAAAAAATGAACATGGGCGGAACTGTGATGGTTCAGGGCCGTGGTTGTGGTGCTATTATGCCAAGCAAGCAAAAGAAAACGAGAGTGCCCCGTGGCTAAGCCCAGAGGCGGTCTGAAGAAGTGGTTTGGCAAGGGCAAGGGTGGCAACTGGGTTGACATCTCAGCGCCCAAAGAAGGCGGTGGCTTTGAAAAGTGTGGTCGCAAGAGTGCCAGCGATTCTGATCGCGGTTACCCGAAATGCGTACCCGCAGACAAAGCTGCCAAGATGAGTAAGAAAGAAATCGCTTCTGCGGTTCGCCGCAAGCGGTCAAAGAAACAGGGTGTTGGTGGCAAGCCTACCAATGTCGCAACTTTCGCTAAGAATGGAGGCGAGATCATGAGAATGAAGAGCAAGATGGGCACGAAGGGCGGCGCAATGGGCGGTAAGAGAAAGATGAAGATGCCCGGCGGCATGAAGAAAGGCGGGTCAGCCATGAAAGCCAAAGGCATGGCTAAAGGCGGCGCTATGAAGACCAAGGGCTACGCGAAAGGCGGTGCCATGAAAGCCAAGGGGATGGCTAAGGGTGGTGCCATGAAAGCCAAGGGGATGGCTAAGGGTGGAGCTGCAAATGGCGGTATGAGAAAGCCTTCTAGCAAGAACAGTGGTTTGTATGGCCGTAAATAGTGGCTTATCTTCAAAGCAATATCCCACACTTCAAGGCGTGGGTTAGAAGAGAGTACACGGTCAACCATGAGCGATACCACGGCGAGTTTTTACACGCTATGGTTATCGCTGTGACCACTATGCCGACAAGGTGCTTGAGCTTTCAGGTCATTTTTACGGGCGCTGAGACTTACGACGATGACGAAGAACCAAACGTACATGGCGGTGCTATGTGGGCGAGGATGCCCATTACGGCGCTGGTTGCCGATACGCCCTTGGAAGATTGGCCTGAACCAATGCCGGTTTGGGCGGCGCAGCCTTGGGACTGTTCTTCTCACAATCACTCTGTTTATGTCTTAGATCGCGCAACACCGTGTCCTTGGCTCGCCAAGATTGATGGCGAGTTCTACCCAGCAAAGTATTATTTCACCGTCGATTACACTGAAAATGAAATAGCGGATGACCCAGCGCAGCACAAGCAGAGCCATGTTTTAGAGCTACTTGACGCTGGTAAGTGGACTGGAAACATTGTGGCGTTGCCGAACAACCGGGTAAGGGTGACACACCCAGCGTGGTTTGAGACGGGCGACGGTGCTCCAGACTTTAGGCCAAGCCAGCATATCCATTACAGTAAAAGCGACTTAGACTACACTCTTGACGTGAATCAGGTTTTCGACAACCTATACGCAGGTAAAAAAGATGGCCGTAAGCGGAAGTAAGGACTTTGAGTTAGACGTAGCCGACTACGTTGAAGAAGCGTTTGAGCGTTGTGGCTTAGAGCTTCGCACGGGCTACGATTTGAAGACGGCCAATCGTTCACTCAACCTGATGCTTGCAGAGTGGGCTAACCGTGGCTTAAACCAGTGGACGATTAACCAAAAAGTCTTGGCTATGGTTAAAGACACCACCTCCTATACGATTGATGCAACCAACCCCACGGCAACGATTGACGTGTTGGACGTATTTATTCGTGAGACCTTGGGTGGCGTATCAACAGACGTGCCGCTGACTCGCATGTCGCGCTCGGAGTATGCCAACCTGTCCACGAAGACAAGCACTGGCAAACCAAATCAATACCTTATTGACAAGCAGATCAGCCCAACCATCACGGTTTGGCCAGCGCCAGATCAAAGCTCGAAGTACGAATTGTACTTGAACGTGCTCAGTCGCATGGATGACGCAGATGCTGGCGCAAACACTCTGGAAATACCGTTTCGGTTTTACCCGTGCTTGGCCGCAGGTTTGGCCTATTACATCGCTCTGAAGCGAGTGCCAGAGAAAGTTTCCATGCTCAAACAGCTTTATGAGGAAGAGTTTGAGCGAGCCTTGAGCCAAGACCAAGACCGGGTGTCGTTCAGAGTCGCACCTGATTTGCGCGGATACAATTTAGGCTAATGGCTTTTGCATCCAACAAACGCGCTTATGGCATCTGTGACATCACGGGTTTTCGCTACCGCCTGCGCGACATGAAAATGACTTGGGACGGCTTGCTGGTTGGCCCAGACCAGTGGTCGCCAAAGCACCCGCAGCTTATGCCACGGCCAACGCCTGTAGACCCACAGGCTTTGCAGATCACGCGCCCTGATCAAGCAGCCGATGGCAACGACAACAATTTCTTTACTGTCTACACCAACGTGGGAGATGGTAAATTGGGCACAACTTTGCAAACTTTTGGACTTACTGTTAGTGTTGGCACTGTGGAGGTAACAACGTCATGAGCTTCACACTGGCAACACTAAAATCGACTGTGCAAGATTACTTGCAGGTCAATGAGACCACGTTCAACAACAACCTGAACACGTTTATCAAGGAAGCCGAAAGCCGCATATTCAAGCTGGTTCAGCTTCCAGAGCAAAGAAAAAATGTGCAGGGTACGTTGACGGCGAGCAACCGTTTCTTGGCTACGCCAAGCGACTTCTTTGCTCCATTCTCATTGGCGGTTATTGACAGCAACAACAAGTACCATTATCTGGACTTCAAGCACCCTTCATTCATCAAGGAATTCAGCCCCACCACCACAACGACTGGAAGGCCGAAGTATTATTCCTTATTTGACGAAACAGCTTTTGAGCTGTCGCCTGTGCCAGATTCTGGTTATACAGCAGAGTTGCATTATCTGTTCAAGCCAGCGTCTTTGACGGTTGGCAGCGATTCAGGTACGACAATTCTGTCAACGGATCACCCTGATCCCCTGCTTTACGGCACCTTGGTAGAGGCTGCTGTGTTCCTAAAAGAAGCTCCTGACGTGATAGCCAACTTCGAGGCTCGGTTCAAGGAAGGTGTCGCTCGGATGAAGAATCTGAGTGAAGGCCGTGGAACCAGAGACGAGTATCGATATGACTTATTGCGCACAGGGGTAACCTAATTGGAACCAATCAAAGAGCTTGAGGGCAAGAAAGTAGCGATCATCGGTCTGGGAGCCTCTCAGATCGACTATGTTATCGGCAAAGAGAATAGCGTCGAGTGGGACGAGGTTTGGGTGATTAACTCAGCCCTGTCGGTTTTCGACTGTGATCGTGTTTTTATGCTTGACCCTGCTAGTCGATTTTTAGATACCGATGATGCAGGCAATCAAACCGACGTAATGCGAAAGCTCCTGCCTGAGTTTGATAAGCCGATATACACCTGTGAGCTAGATGAGCGCGTACCTGCGCTGGTTGAATATCCGCTTGAAGAAGTCATCAAAGACCAACGCTGCGCCTACATGAACACGACGGTTTCTTATGCCTTGGCGTTTGCAGCATGGAACAAAGTAGGCGAGGTCGATCTGTTTGGCATGGACTTCTCGTACAAAAACAACCTGCACTTCGCAGAGGCTGGCAGAGCCTGCCTTGAGTTTTGGATTTGCAAAATGATCGCCATCGGGATCAAGGTTGGCGTAAGCCCTAGATCGTCTTTGCTCGATCAGAACGTGCCAATAGAAGAAAGGCTCTACGGCTATCACCGACTACCAAACCCGAAGATAGCGATGCCAAATCCAGAGGGAGAGTGGGTGGTCTGCAACCGATCAGAGCTGGCGCAGATGGTCAAAAAGCACAAGTTAGAGACGGTGGAGCTGCCGTCTTCACCTGAGCCATATAAGGGGTAGTCATGTCACAGGGTGTTTTTCAGATGGGTCAGGTGATGGTTTCAACAACCGATAACCGTGGCCATGATGTAGAATTTTGGGCAAAAGAGACAACAAAGAAGATTTTGGGTATATCGGAAGAGGCTGAGCCGCACATTCGTTTGCAAGCAGAGGCTTTCCGCAATCAAGTTTATACTCTAATATTGATGGGGATGAAGAACGCTATTGCTTCTGACAGGGTAACCATTCGCGGTTTGCTTGCGTCTCAGGGGCATGAAGACATGGCAAAGATAATCAAGGAGCTTTGATATGGCCATCACATCAGCAATCCCTACTAGCTTCAAGCAAGAGCTTTTGGTTGGAACTCATAATTTTACTGCCACTAGCGGTAACGCTTTCAAGCTTGCGCTATACACGTCCAGCGCAACCTTGGGTGCTGCTACAACGGCATTTACGACCACGGGGCAAGCCAGCGGCACCAACTACACTTCGGGCGGCGCGACAGTTACTTCGGTAACCCCAACAACCTCTGGCACGACTGCTGTTTGTGACTTCGCTGATCTAACCTTCGGCACGGCTACCATCACTGCACGGGGATGTATGATTTATAACGACACCCAGTCCGACAAGGCTGTTGCAGTCATAGACTTTGGTGGTGATAAAACCAGTACGGCGGGTGATTTCACCATCGTCTTCCCTAGCCCCACGGCTACCGGCGCGATCATTCGGCTGGCGTAATGGCTCATGCCGCTACAAACACTAGAGTTTCAACCGGGCATCGACAAGGAGGGCACCGACTACTCGGCTAAAGGCGGATGGGTAGACGGTAACCTCGTTAGATTCAGAAAGGGTCGTGTCGAAAAGGTAGGCGGCTGGCAAAAGCTCGGCACTAATTTCTATCTCGGCACGGGCCGTGCCCTTCATTCTTGGATCAGCCTTGGCGGTGTGCGCTACCTTGGCGTTGGTTCAACCTTCAAGTATTACATCGAGGAAGGTAACACTTACTACGATATCACCCCGATCAGGGCAACCACCTCCGCTGGTGATGTCACATTTGCCGCAACTAACGGCTCGTCAACCATTACGATTACCGATACTTCTCACGGCGCGGTGACCAACGATTTCGTGACGTTCAGCGGAGCTGTCAGCCTTGGCGGTAACGTGACGGCAGATGTTTTGAATCAGGAATACCAGATATCACTGGTTACGGGTGTTAACACCTACGAGATAACCGCCAAAGATACGTCTGGCGCGACAGTCACAGCTAACGCATCGGACACAGGCAACGGTGGCTCAAGCGTAGTAGGCACTTACCAGATCAATGTCGGGCTAGACACTTTCGTCAAATCGTCTGGCTGGGGCGTAGGTACTTGGGGTTCTGGTGGGTTTGGTTCTGCATCTTCAATCAGTGCGGTAAACCAACTCAGACTGTGGACGCACGACAACTACGGCGAAAACCTGATCATCAACCCTCGCGGTGCAGGCATTTATCGCTGGGTTGAAAACAACGGTACAAGCGTCAGAGCGTTGGAGCTTTCTGGTATCAGTGGCGCGAACCTTGTGCCTACCGTTGCGCTTCAGGTCATCACCTCAGAGACAGATAGGCATTTGGTGGTGCTGGGTGCAGATCCGATATCAGGCAGCAGCAGGACTGGGGTCATTGACCCGATGTTAGTGGCTTTCTCAGATCAAGAGAACGAGCTGGACTTTGAGCCGACAGCGACCAACACGGCTGGCTCTTTGCGCCTATCTTCTGGCTCTTTCATTGTTGGCGGCATCAAGTCTCGACAAGAGATCTTGATCTTCACTGACACCAGCCTCTACAGCATGAATTTTATCGGGCCACCGCTGACGTTTGCGATCAACCTGATCAACGAAGGTTCTGGCCTGCTATCGCCAAAATCTGCGGTAAACGCGCCAAACGGCGTGTTTTATGCCAGTAAAACCGGCTTCTATTTCTACAGCGGATCGGTGAAGCGCCTGCCCTGCACGGTTCAGGAATATGTCTTTGAAGACCTAGATTTGAGCCAAGCCTTCAAGTGTCACATGGGCGTGAATACCGAGTTCAGCGAGATATGGTTCTTCTACCCAAGCATTGAAGACGGCACTGGCGAGATCAGCCGATACGTCATTTACAACTACGAAGAAAACCATTGGTCTGTAGGCAATTTGGTGCGCTACGCATGGCTCGATGCAGGCATTGAGGATCTACCGTTTGCGACTGCGACCACCAGCTCTCAGCAATGTGTTTTTGAGCACGAAACTGGTTTTGATGATTACCAAGACGCGATGACTGGCGTTTTCATTGAAAGCGCCGATTTAGATATTGGCTCTGGCGACTCGTTCACCTTTGTTAAGCAGATCATCCCCGACATGAAGTTCGTCACTGAGACGGGTATAAGCGTCAATCCTGCAATGAACATTGTGTTGAAGGGTAGAGACTACCCCGGTCAAAGCCTGACAACCGACTCCACTACGCAGGTCACGCCAACCAGCACGTTTGGCAATGTGCGTACAAGGGCACGGCAAGTTGCTTTTCGGTTTGAGAGTGATGATGACAACGCGGCTGCTGACCAGAAGGGCTACAAGTGGCGGCTTGGCTCGACTCGTATTGAAATCCAGCCCAGCGGTAGGCGCGGATGAGCAAGCTGCTTGAGACAAGGTTGCCGTTTTCTCAAGGCGATTCTGTCAGTTCTGAAACCTTTAACCGACTGATTCGCATTTTAGAATTGAACCTTGGCTCGGTTGATTTCACGATATCCCCGCACTTCAACGCGACTGAAATCAGTCAGCTTCAGTTTGCAACAGGTAGTATAATCTTCAATACTACTAACCAAATACACCAAGCGTTTGACGGCACTACTTTTCGAGACCTGTATAGCCATCAAACTTATCCAACGGGACTAGCGATCACCGCTGGCGTTGGGGCTGTCACTGTGAGTACACCGTAATGGATGCAATGCTACAGAGTCGAATTCAAAACCTGATTGGCGGAGATATGCCAATGGGTGTTGAGCAATACGCAGAGGGCGGTGATGTAGACGCGCCTGACGCAACCACCACCGAAATGCAGATGATGCAGATGCAGGCAGAGCAGGGCGTGATGGAGGGTGCAGAGGAAGACCCAAACGCATCGCTTGAGGAATACATCAACGCTCTCATGATGGAGCGTGATGCCACGCAAGACCCCTCAGAACGTGCTCAGATTGAGCACATGGCTGAAGCCGCAGCACTATCTACCGAAGCGCCTATGGCTGCTCAAGCGTTTGAGATTGCAGCTCAAGGCCGAGGTGAAGACACGGCGCTCGCGCATTTACGGCCCGGCGAGGTGGTTTTGCCGCCTGAAATGTTTGAAGACGCGCAGTTTGAAGCGATGGTCGAAAACCGTTTCAACGAGCTAGACCTTGACCCTGAAGCACACGTTGTTGGTTTGGGCATCGCAAGCCTGAACCCCATTACTGGATTGGAAGAGTTTGGTTTTTTCAAGAAAATTGCCAAGGGCATCAAGAAAGTAGTCAAAAAGGTCGTTAAGCCGGTTGCAAAGGTTGCACAGTTTATACCCGGCCCTTGGCAACCGATTGCGGCACTGGCAAACAAGGCATTTACGGTTTATGACGTAGCCAAAGGCAGGGCCAACCCGCTTAATCTGTTGACTGTGGCGGGGCCGCTGGCGACTGGTGGCAGTCTCAGCCAAAACATCGGAAACATCACAAAGGCAGGATCTGGCAGTTTTATTAGTGGTTTGGGTAAAGGGTTAGCTGGGACAGGGGCTGGCATAAAAAGTGGCATCGGTAGCTTAATCAAAAACCCTATCGGCACTTTCACCGGCTCAGCGCCGGGTGGTGGTATTCCAAGCTTGCTAAAAACAGCAACTTACTCTGGTCAGCCGATGGCTCAAGGTGCTGCTGCAACGGGTAGCGTTCTTACTCCTAGCAATTTGCCCGGTGCTCCTACTGGAATGGTTGGGAAAAGCCTAAGCGCGTTAGCGGGTGCTAGTGGCGCAGGAATGACTGGCGCTCCCCAACAATACCAAATTCAATCTGGAGATACGCTATCTGGAATCGCCGCACAACTTGGCGTGTCGGTTGCGGATATGATGGCACTCAATCCAAACATAACTGACCCTAATTTGATTATTGCTGGTCAGATGCTGAATGTACCGGGCGGTCAAGTGCAAGCAGGCGCTAGCGGGTTAAATTTACCCGCAATACTGGGTGGAAGCGGCACTCCGGGGCAAAGCCGCCTTGGTCTGATAGAAGACTTTTTGAAAGGCAGGCCGTCAGACCCAGTGCGAGCAAGTGCCGGTCTTGGCAGTTTAGGTAATTTATTTAGCGGCAGCGGAACCGGCAGCGGCGGCGGTTTCGGGTTAGGTGACTTAGGCGCTATCGGCGCTGCTGGCTTGCTTGGCAAGCTGGCTTATGACGAAGCTAAAAACCGAAGAGGCGTAGCCTTAACCCCGCTCACTCAAGAGGGATCAACTGGCCGATACAACATCGAAGCCGAGATTGCACGGCGCACGGGTCAGCCTGCACCTAACCCTGTTGAGTACGGTTTGTTACCAACGGGAACAATACCCACGCTAAGTGGCGGCAGAAGGGCTTCAGAGCGTGAGCAAGAGCTTGTTATGTCGAATGGCACCCCAACCAGCGGGAGCATGAGAAGAAACCCCGAGGGCATGATCAACATGATGTACGGTGGCCCAGTGATGGCTTACGCCAAGGGTGGCAACGTAGCTGTCGAAGACTTCAAGCGCATGAACGGTGGCATAAACGGCGAGGGCACAGAAACCAGTGACGATGTGCCTGCCATGCTGTCAGACGGCGAATTCGTCATGACTGGACAAGCAGTACGAGGCGCTGGCGCTTTTGACTTGTCAAAGGGTAAGGGCGGTATTATTACGCTGACACCAAACGGCGGCGAAAGCAGAGAAGGCGGCACAGCCTTGATGTATGAGATGATGGATTTGTTCGCTGAGTTTGCAGATAAGCCTAAATCAAAGAGGGCAGCGGCATGAGCATATTGACACCCGGCCAGCTTGCTAGGGTTCGTCGGTTCCAAGAGGGCGGCAGTACATCGCAGCCTTTTGTTGCAGGCGTAACCAAGACTGAGCAGCGCATTGACCCTATCACTCAGCAACTGCTGTTTGGTTTAGATGGTCAGGGTGGGTTCATCCCCGGCGCTTTCCGCGCAGCAGAGCGAACCTTCTTCGATGACCAAGGTCGCCCGATTGTCATACCTCAAGAGATCGCAGGCTTCAGCCCTGATCAAATCAGGGCGATGGAGTTGGCTAGAGCCAACATCGGCGTACAGCAACCATTCATTGACGAGGCGATGCGCCGAGGGCAACAGGGCATTGGATCAATTCAACGGGGCTTGGAAGACCAAGCTCTATCGTCGCAGAGGGCGCTAGAGGCAACCAGAGAAGGTTCTCGGTTTGCCCTTGACCAAAGAGACCGTGCGCTCATGGATGCGCTCAGAGGCGCTCAGGAGGGCCGTGGCAGGGCTATATCGGCTGAAGAACGGCTTCGTGGTGACTTGGGCGATTTAGCTCGTCGAGGTGTGCGCGACACGCAAAGATTTGGCATGGACTTGGCTCGCGCTCGACAGCAGGGTCGTAGAACCTACGACGAGTTTGGTCGCGACATTACCGACACCGTAGGCATGAGCATGACGGAGGCGCAGCGCCTTCGTAGTGGCTTAGGCGAGTCTGAAGAGCTATTGCGAGGAACCGCTGGTGACTTCGATGTAGCTGAAGCTACGGCGAGATATCAAGATCCTTACGAAGATCAGGTCGTACAGCAGATGATCCAAGACGCAACCGAAGGTCTTGCTAAGCAGGACATCGGTGCGATTGCCAGCGATATACAAAGAGGTGGCCAGTCTGCATTTGGCTCCAGAGCGCGTCTGAGCGCCGAAGAGAGGGCGGAAGCCCTTGGTAGGGGTCTGGCAAAGAGTGTTGGTGAACTGCGATCACGCGGCTTTCAGCAGGCTCAGCAGACGGCTATTAGCGAAGACGAAAGGCGGCGACAGGCTGCACGAACCGCATCGGCTGGTTTGGCAGGGCTGCGCGGTCAAGCCTATGGCGCAGGTCGTGATGTGACTGGTCAGCTAAGTCAAGCGGCACAAGCCAAACTTGCGGCTGGCACGGGTTATGGCAACCTGCTTCAACAAACCGCTCAACAGCAGCTTGGTGCTCAGCAGCAGCTCGGCAGTCAGCTAGGGCAGATGGCGCAGCAGCGGTTTGCTGCTGGCACAGGTTTAGGCCAAGCACTGTCTGGTTACGGTCAGCAAAGCGCAGCGGCTAGACAACAAGCTGGTCAAACGGGCATGGGCGTAGCTGGCGCTCTTGCAGGTCAGTACGGTCAGATTGGAGCGCAGCAAGCGGCTGGCGGACAGGCTCTAGGAGCCGCCCAGACGGGCTATGGCGGCTTCCTGACTGGGTTAGGCCAGCAGGCCCAGCAAGCCGGTATGCAGGACGTGGCGAGTTTACAAGGCATTGGCGGCATGACTCAGCAGCAGAGGCAGCGACAGCTTGACGCGCAACGTGCTGGTTTGTTGCAGGCTCAGCAAGCGCCACTGGCTCAGTACCAAGCCTTGATGCCATTCGTGCAAATGGCTCCAGCGGGTCAGACGCAGTTCCAGACACAATTTACGCCAGATCCATCTGCGTTGCAGGCGGGTGTGGGTACAGGTCTTGCGACGTTGGGCGCGTTGGGTAACTTCTTCAACCCATCTACTCGGCTTTCAGGGAGTGGTAACCAGTAATGGCCATAGATAGAGCGCAGTTAGAGCAGCAGATTGTTGGCTTAAGCGGTGATCCAATGGAGGAGTACGGCAGCGGTACAGGCTTGAAGCCGTTGGATACGGAGCAGTTAGAAGATCCTGTTCAAAAACAAATTGACGAAATGGCTAAAGCTTTGCAGCCAAAGCCTTTTGACTTTGACGCAAGCTTTGACAAATACTCTAAACGCCTTGCGCCATATTTTTCTCAGTCTACTCGCCCAACTTTTTACGATATGGCCTCGGATATTGGCAAGGCTATGCTATCTGCCGACCCGACTGCTGGCGCATTTCGTAGTGCAGGCATTGGATTCTCAAACTTCAACGAGCGTTTACGCAAAGACAAAGAAAGCCGTCTTGCGCTAGATCGACAGATTGGTTTGCAAGCCATGCAGATGGCTATGGCAGATGAAAGGGCGGCAACAGATTATTTGAACAAGCTAGAGCTTGAGAGGATCAAGCTTGCTGGCAAGCCGTATGACCCTTTGATTTACGAGGTTCCTGACCCCAAAACTGGTGAGATTGTCACCATTGAGGTTGACCCTCGCAATCAAGTAGAAGTTGCTGCAATACGAATGATGCCGGGTGCTAAGCAAATCAAGCTTGCCGACTCGCAGATCACGATTGATTCTCGCACCACCCCTGAAAGCTTTTACGACAAAGAGTCAGCAAAAACGCTAAATGAGTTAGAAAAAGATTGGGCAGAAGAAGCGAAACAAGGCATTTCGCAAAACCAATTGACCAGCATGTTTTTGTATCAACTACAAAAGCTGGGGCCAGACGGTTTTGGTGCCGTTGAAGCTGGGACGATGGGCGCTCGAAAGCTTTTGGACGATTTGGGGATCGTTTATGACTCAAACATCCCTGATCAAGAGCTTGTGAACACGCTCGGAACAAGAATTGCAATGGCTTTAGTTGGGCAAACAAAAGGCGCAATTACCGAGATGGAAATGAGGTTGTTTTTGTCGGCATCTC